AATCCGCCATATTTAAATAGCTCTCTGTAAATTTCCCCAGCTTCTGTTTGTGCTTTTGGTAATTTAATTGCTCCTAAAGTGCTTCCCTCTATCCCTCCAGCAATTGACTGTGGGATTGCTTCCCGTTGCTGTTCTAATGCATGGGCCTGCATGGCAGCACCACCACCAGTACCTTGTAATACTCTTTGCCAAAACCCTTCTGGTTTAGGTTCATTTAGAAAGTTTAAAGGGATTTGAGTTTTAGAATTAGGAATGGCATCAGATTCTATTTTTTGATCTTTTTTTTCGTTTAATGCTGCAAGTCCAGAATTTTTCTTTTCTTGCAACCAGGGGGAAAGACCTTGATTGTATTCTTCAAAGGCAAAAAGGCTTGCTTCATCTGCGTTTCCTAACCCAGATTCAACTAATTCTTTGGTTCTTTTTTCTAATTGATTTTGTGTGGCTTCACTATATTTATATTTTTCAGATCTTTTGACCAACTGACCAACATTTGAACGTATCTTTCCCAATTCTTTTTTCTTAGCCAATAATCCACTCAGTTGCGCTGAAATTCCTTGTTGAATCCCTTGACTAAATCCACCGCCAAACCCTTTAGCAATCTCTTGGGCATGCTGCTGGCCTGGATCTGGAAGTTGCTGAAAAAATTGTACCATATTTATCCGAACGCGTTAGGGAAAATGTTTTTTAAAGCCATGAGACCACTGAGTTGTCCAAGCCCTGGTGAAATACCTTGCCCAAATGACCCCAATGTATTTGAGAGAGCTCCTCCACCCTGTTTTTGCATATAAGCAAAAGGACTTTGCATCGCAGTTCCTAAGAATTGACCAGGGAGTCCTAATAATTGAGAAGCAGCACCACCTTGTAATCCAGATCGTAAAGCCTGAAGGTTCTCGGATAAACCTGCTCCAGCTTGTCCTAATGCTTGTTGAAAGGCAGATGAACTTTGTGCTCCAGCTCCTAATCCTGAAAAACGTTCAGCTATACCAGGAATGGTTTGTTCGTTAAATTGACGCATTGCTGGGGCTTCAAATGCTTGCGTAGATTGAGGACTTCCTGATAAAAGATTCTGAAGGTATCCTTGGGCTTGGTTAAAAGAGCCCCCTTGTCCCATTTGCCCTTGAAGCATTTGAAGAAGTTGATTTTGAAACCCTTGCTGTGGCTTTGACATTGTAGGGACTTTTTTAAGCCCTGGCTTTTTAGATGTTAAAGCAGAAGCAGCACCGAAAGCACCTGAAATTAAAGCTGGTAGAAGCGCGGCAAGAATAGACATAGATACCTCGTTTTTCTGCATTGTAGCATGTAAGAAATTATTTTAGATGAAAGAAATCCTTATTTGTCATATCTCTATAAAAATAAAAGTTTTTACATACGAGGAGATATATGATAAGAGACAGAATTAATATCACCATTAAAGGAGTTACCCCTCTAATAATTTGTAATCCACGCCTGGCAAATGTTCTTGATCCTGGAGTAAATCTTCTCAAAAGTTTAACTGGGGCAAGAAAAAAAACAGAAAAAGATACAAAAGAAATCTTAAAACTTCAATGGGAATTGGGATTATATTGGACTGATGAAATGGGATTATATATACCCTCTGAAATGCTTAGCGCAAGTTTTCATAAAGCAGCCACAATTCATAAACTTGGGAAAAAAACAATAGGAGTTGTTTTTAATCATCCCCTTGGATATGAATTGATAACAGATGATCATAAAAATCTAAACAAATTAAAAGAAAATGATAATAATAAGTTTGTTAGATTGGTAAAAATCGGGAAAAACATGGTTTTATCTTCTCGTCCTATATTCAATAAATGGCAGATAAAATTTGACTTAGAAATCGACCCTGGGGTAATTGATGAGCGTGAGATAATGACAATTCTGTTGACCATGTGTGATAAAACTGGATTAGGCGTATGGCGCCCCTCTAGTCCAAAGCCAGGTCATTATGGAAAATTCATTATTGAATCTCTCGTTCATATTGATGGTGAGAGTGGTAAAACAAAAATCCTTGTAGGTGAAAAATGAGTGCAAATTTCGATATAGAATTTCAAGATATTCCTGAAATAGATTCTTCCCAGAGCGAAAGAGCTATTACAGCGCTGCGATTTCTAAAAGACAAAAAAATGATTTTTCCAGGTGCTATCTTACCAGCAAATATAATTGAAGAAGCCTTACAAATCAAATATTCTCAATTTAGTCCTGAACCATGGAAATTTTTAGGGCCTTTCTTAGCGCTTAAGGAAAAAATCCATGAAGAATATTTTTTTACAACATCTTCAGGAATTGAAGCACCTGGGTTTAAAATTCTTTCCACAATTGAAATGGCCGATTATGGTCTTAAAAAAATCAAAAAAAATAATCGAGCTAATGATAAAATCACAGATATTATGACTGGTCATGACATTTCTAAATTGGACGAAGAAAGCCAAAAAAAATATAATTTTGTTCAACGAAAAGCTGCTGAAATTTCGTTATTTCAACAGAAAATACTTTTCAAACGCATTTTTATATGATGGTGTCGTGTTGAGTCGTGATTAGCCATGTGGTGTGGAGTCATGTTCCGCAGAGTGGAGTCCAGAAAAGTACAGTAAAATTAAGATGGCCAGAAGAAATTCTGGCCATTTTTATTATTTTTTCTATACCATCTACAAGACTTGCGGTGCCATGTAGTCAAGTGAAGTCTTGTAGAATACCGTGGAGTCTTGTTTTGTTCTCTGATCTGATGAGGTGTGGAGTCGTGTATAGTTTAGTTTTGAAGGAGGGGAGAAATTCCCTCCTTTTTTTGCTGACATAGCTCAGTTGGTAGAGCAACATGTTTGTAACTTGAAGGTCGTGGGTTCGATTCCTACTGTCAGCAATGCTTGATTAGCTCAATGGTAGAGCGCTTAAACTTCTAAATGTAGAGACGAAGGTTCGATTCCTTCATCAAGCTTTAGTTCTTGAGGTATTCTAAAACTATTATTGCTGATGTAATAGCAGGAGCTGTAGCTCCATTGAACACATTCAAGTTTATGGCATCAGTCAGAACCATTATCTGATCTGTGACTAGGTTTGTGCTTGAAAATGGAATAGGTCTATTATCAGGAACAGATGTAATTGCAGTTCCATAAATATGAGTGTAGGCTGTAACTCCAGTTAATCCATGTGCTGTTGTTGAAATGGCGCCTGGGGCGATCGCTCCCAATTCAAATACTTTTCGAAATGTCTGTCTTTTCTTTTGAGGATCACCAGTTGTAAACCAGCGTTCACCAGTTAGGAATTCTTGAAAATCAAATATTCCTATTTGCCTAACATTGATGTTACTTGAAATATCTCTATAAAGAGATAGGAATTTGACTCTAAATTCATCGAATTCATCCGGAAAGAAAACGCTGGTCTGTAAATAAGGAGCAAGTGAATTAGAAGGATCAAAGGTCATATGAAATCCTTCCAGTCGCTGACACATAATAGATCAGACCATGAATTGTAATGTCTGATGTTGCGATGCTCAAATCCCGCATTTGGGTGTCATTTAAAGTGAAAAGATTCTGCACAAAAGATCCATAAGCATTTGTATAAACTCGGTGCCAAATCTTATTTTGCTGCAATCCGAAATTGGTACTTGGACTTGGAGTTTGATAGGTTGGCATAGGTTCTGGCGCTGTTGAAATGGTGATTGTTTCAATTGGATTTGAGGTGTTATCATCTGTGAAAAACTGTGCAGTCATTTCACCATCAGTAGTACGATCCGTGTACATTTCAATGTAATTCACGCGCATCGATTTTCCATCTTGAAATGCAGGATTGAATTCTTTCGTTTTAATGGCGATATTCGGAATATGAGTAATTACTCCGCCACCTATATATATGCCTGACCAGACATCTAAAAGTGGATTTACTGGGACTGCGACGAATGTATCGACAGCAGCTTGGCTAACTTTATAAATAATATTATTTGGGGTGCCACCTGTATTGGTGCTAGTAACCCCTTGGATTCCTGTGAACATAACATATTGATTATTAGTAAAATTATGATCAGGAGCAAAAATTGTATATGACGCAACTGTAATATTCGAAATAGGTATGCTAGGAACATTCTGACCGTTTTTTTGTAGTTGTGAGAAAACCAAAACAAAGCCTCGTTGATTCCCTCCTATAACATCAGGATATCTTCCTTGAAGAACAGCAGAGTTCCAAGCAACTTGTTTAGATTGCCATGAGACTGGAAGTTGGACCCAAGTGACATCTGAAAATTTCTGCCAATATCCAAAACATGTGAAGCAATCATCGAATTCAGACCATGAGCCGTCCAAATAGTTATAGACGAGAACTTGATTGGGAAATGTTAAGTCGTAGGTTACTGAATCACCATCTTCATCAATTCGAATGGGGTATGACCAATAGGCTAATTGAGCATTGTAATCACGAATTCCAGAGACGCGTTTGACGCCATCATTGATATTCTGAATTTGGAAAACTTCATCAGGGATCTTTTGGTCAATTCGAATGACATTCACAGAATCGCATGAAATGATCCCATAATTGCCAATTCCAAAAACACCTCTATCAAATGGGATAATGCTAAATGTAGATTCAGTTCCAAGTTCCGTATTTATCTTTTGCCAAATGAATGGGAGTGTTTCATTATTCGTGTAAACGAGTTGCCAAGTTGATCTTTCGAAATAGACAATTAGCGTATCTTTGATGAACTCAGCAGAAACGATAGATTCAGCGGTCGGTGCATCAATGAAACCACCTTTGCCGACAATATCACTTCTCCAGGCATCAATTTGTGGTGTTTGATTTGCAGGGAAAATACTATAGAAAGGGGTTCCGTTTTGTGACCATCTTGCTCTTTGAGGGAATCGAATAGTCCCCGCTAAATTAGCACCTTCCAAAGTATTAAGAACGACCAATCTGTCTTTATAAGGTAGGATGATTAATCCCCCTGTCAAATAGGTAGGTGCCACAGTTAATTGAGGATTGAAATTAACCCAACCAAGTCCAACACCTGGCCCATCATACCAACGAATTCCATCTCTTTCAGCAACAGGGCTAGCCTCTTCAGCTGCATGAAATCCAGCTATATTATTGGTAGCCCAAAGAACAGTTCTATAATTGGCTGTCCAAAATAAATCTGAATCTGATCCGGTCCAAATGAAATGAGTTCCTGTCGTTTTAAAAAATGTCGCATCTATGAAATCATTTGTTCCTACATCAAACATATAGGAATATCTGGTATCGAAAGCTAACAGCAGTTCATCATTTAGGGCATCTTGTTCTCTAACTTTTAGTCCCATTACAGGAAGACCTGGAACATAGATAACTGGAGTTGGAGCAATGACAGGATGAGTAATACTTAGAGCGCCTGTTGTTCGATTAAGCGTTCCTGAATAAAGAGGATCTGTGCTGATCAAAACAACTGGAGAAGCTCCACCTGGATCGGTTAAAATGACATTGCCAATTCGGAAACTCGCCACTCCCGTAGGGATAACAAATGGAGGAGTTCCATCTAACAAAATTGCTACAAATGGAGAAGCTCCGGTGTTGCCTAAAGACCATTTCAATCTTCCGTCAGTTCCAACAGCTGTGAAACATGAACGTCTTTCAATTCGACCACGAAATAGATAAGCATTTTCTAAAATTGGGAATGAGTCATTTTCAACCAGAAAGGATTCGACATCTTTTCGAATTCCATCTCGAATATTTACAATTGCGAATGATCCGCTCATTAAGCGAGTACTCCGAAACACGTAACACTTACTCGATTTCCAGCAGAAGAAGCCACCCCATTCAATCGTAATACAAAATCACAACTTGCAGCGCTTGCTGTAACTTGAATTGCAATTGCTTGACTCACGTTTAGACTAGGATTTATTGAAATTACATAATTAGATGAAGAAAATGAACGAGTGAAATTGATAGTATAAGTTGTCCCTGTTTTAGTGATATTTGTTACATTAAAACTGGCTCCAGGAGCTATTGGAGATCCTGCTGTTCCATCAAAAACGCACCAAGCAGCCGCTGTAACTCCTCCACCTGTTAATTGACTGACGCCATTATTTGCTGTTCCGTGTTGATAGAAGAGCTCAACTCCAGTTCCAGATGTTTTTGTGTAAACAGAAGATATATTTCCAGCTTGATTTGGATTTGAAATTGGAGCAATAAGGGTAAGTTGTTTATGCTGGCCTTGATTGGCTAGGGTACTAAAAGGAGTATGATCAATCCCAAATGCTGTATCTGCTTGGGAGAAATTGGTTTGGATTTGAGCTTGTGATTGAGATATGAGATCTGTAGCACCAGGAATTGCAGGATTAAAAGTCATAGATCCTCTGAAAAAGGTTGTTATTTACCTCATCGTATCAAATAATTATTTTAACTAGAAATTATTCGAGAGGTTGCCAAAAGGAAACTGTCCACCACCTTGCTGTTCGGTATAAATAGTCGCAGTTCTTTCGCTTGTCTGCTGAACAATCGTTCTTCGTAGAACCAAATTCATCTGTTCATCAAGTAGAGGTCTAAATTTCGCCATATTTTCGAAATCAGCATTATCAGCAAAGATTTTATCAGCTGCTCCATAGGCGAGCAATTGCCACCATTCATTCAATTGAGGATTCAAAGTCCCATCGAAATTTCCTGCATTATCAACATTGAAGCTAATTGGATAGCGATAGGCCTCAAATGAAACTGTGTATCCTTGATCTGGAATTGGATAAAGCAAGATTTGATCTTGGAAGAAAACAGCTGTCGTAGGTCTAGATGCGACATAGGGAACATATTGAACATTGATCGCATTCCCAGTTGGAATTGGAGCAGAAAATAGAGTTATGGTGATTGCCCCTGTGATATAATTTATGGTTCCTCTATTGACGGTAGGATCAGTTGAATTATCAGTTGGATCAAATAAATTTCCTTGGCCATCATCAATTAATGAAATAGATGGTGAAATACCAGAGGTTGCATCAGGGGTTCCTGAAGCTGAGACTAAAACATTCCAATTAAGAAACTTTGCTTCAATATCTACCACAGAAGAATTTGAATATGCCCCTGGTGGATTGGTTTTAAATCCTGGCAAAATTGGAGTTTGAGTTAAAAATTGGCCTGTATATGTACCACCACTTCCATCAGTACCATCGCCTGTATAAACCTGCTGTTGTAGGAAATTGAGCTGTGGATTAATTCTGAAAAAGTTTTGACGACTTTGAGTCATGTAAGATTGATAGCCACCAATATAAACAGGGGGCATTTCAGTCAAATAGGTATCTGTCGGGAAATCATAAGCAGGAATATTCGCAGTTGTGACGAATTCATAATTGTAGAGCAGTGAAATCAATTTCAAATGCTGTGGCATGTCATAGACATAGAAGGTATTGATATAATTCACAATTTCAGCGTCAGAGATTTGGGCATTAGATGGCCGTCCTGTAACTTTTCTGACTTTGGCGATGATATCTCTTAATTGATTTGGTAAACCGTTTGGCATTTTAAGGTCCTCCAATTGGAGTTAATAAATTTTGTTCTGAATTTTTCAGAGTGCTTGCTATTTCACCGACTGCAACGACTTGAGGGACTTGAACAGTGGATGAAATGAAAAATGGATCATAAGTTGTGGTATTAGCATCTATGCTAAAAGTTGTTGGAGATAGGACAATTATGGGGTAAATATTGCCTAAAAGTTGCTGCATACCAAAATCAGCAAAGAATTCAAATCGGACAATTAAACCTGAGAAGTAGCCATGAGCAGTTGATGTCGTGACTACCCCAGGATTTGCGTTTGTAATCGCAGTTATAGAATTTCGGACTGACTTCCAAATTGGAGTGGCCACTTAAACAGTTCCACCCATGTATTCGAAATTGAATCCATAACGTTTGACATGTTTTGTAACGCCGGACATTGGAACGACTGAATCTCCAGTGCTTTGACCTTGTTTAAGATCATTAGAATTATCCATTTTCCAGCCATGAACTCCATATTGGCAGGTTCCAATAACTTGGTTAGCTCTTGGTTTTGTATCCAAAGCAGCTGCTGAAATATCAATTCCATTTAGAAATCTAGCGACATAAAGAGGTATGTCATACATTTCGCCATCTTTCATCGTTTTCTTAAATACAGGGATTCCAGGATATTTTCCGACAGTAACAACTGTTGATCCACCAGGACTCTCAAAACAAATAAATGTTCCTCGTACAATCACTGTTTCTTCAGCAATCAACTGTTTGATTTTCTCTTTCGTAAGCTCTTTCGCTTCTTTAGTAATATGAGAGCCATTTGTAGGAAGGATAGATGCTGCAATATTCAAATTCTTTGCCATTTTTACTCCTTAGTAAAAGCCCCTCCGAAGAGGGGCAAAGTTTAATTAAATCGACGTAGCTTTATTAGCGAACCATTGATAGCGCTTATCTGCCGTTTGGACAGTAGAGCCAATCAATACTCCAGTAATAGAGACGTTTCTTGTTCTGTCATCAAGTAAGTTTCCATATGGCTGGGAGATGCTATTGATAGCAGCTTCGCCAACTGGAACGACTTGTGGGAAGGATACTCCGCCAGCAGCAATAGCAGATGTTGGGAAAGCAAAAGCTGTAAAGCCTGTGCTGTCAATATCCACTGTGATGGTGTTGGTTGATCCTGTTGTTACAGCAACAATGACTCCGAGAAGTCCGTTGATCTGTGTCATGCCAAAAGCGGCAGGAACAACGATCCGAACTTCTTGTCCGACTGTATATCCATGAGTTACAGACAATGTAATTACGGCTTGTGTAGCTAATGTAATTGCAGTGATCAATCTAACTCTTGGATAATAACGATCTATTGCATTGATGATACGGAAAGTACCAGCAGTAGCATCAGCAGCAAAGCCAGTGTTATCCAAATATTTTAATTGGAAACTTGTGCTTGCTACGATTGTACCAACAGTAAAATCCCATCCTGCAATTTGAAGCATTCCGGTTGTCCCAAACATCCTTACGACTGTAGATCCAGCAACTAAATTCGTTGTTGTCGCAGTATCTGCAACAGCAGGATTAGCTCTGTTAACCTCAGTTCCGTTAAGGGCTGTAGATGGTCCAATAGTTAAAAGCGCGCTATCAGCAATGAAAGTAAAACCACCTGTAGTAGTTGTAATTTCAAGGTCTAATGTTGCAGCGCCGTTAGTTTTGGTATTATAATAAGCAGATCCGGCAGCCATCAAAGATGTGCCTTCTGCTCTCATGACAGGCGTACTAGCAGCTGTAGAACCGATGTCAGTGAGATTTATTAGTCTAAAATCAGAGTAGCCTGAAGGAATGCTGATCATCAGCGGATTTCCATCAGAAACAAAACTACCTGTTACTTGTGCGTTGACTGGTGAACTCATATTTTTTTCTCCTTATGCCAGCGTCACACGTAGGTTAAATACCCACGTATCGTTTAAGATTCTTGGTACTTCAGCGAATTTGTAACCAACAGAAGCGTTGAGCGCTAATGGTGAATCATAAATAGGCGGACGATAGATGAAAGAAGCGCTATATCCATCTTGCTCGATAGAAGCATAAGCTTCACGACCGACACAGAAAACGTTATAGACTGTTGCACCTAATAATGAAGCATTTGGAGTCGTGCTACCAATTGGGGATAACAAGAAACGAATATTGGCTACAGTTCCCCACTCTGAATCCAGAGTAGAAGACTGGTTTGGATAGTTCCATTTTTGGATGAATCCATTAACGTTATCCAATTGACCAATAAGGTCTGTATGGCCAAGACCAAAATACGCATCACGTACTGGTGCTGTACCAAATTTGTTTTCGCCTTCTACGCCTGTCATGAACGAATAAGCCGAGTTTCCACGGAGTGTTCGTACAACAACATCAATATCAGACCGAGTAATCTCAGTAGGATTATCTCCGTTAGTTCCGCCAACAGCGTTAATAAAGGACGCAGTTGATGCAAGCATAGAGCTCATCAATTGGTCTTCAGTTTCCCGAAGAGAAACGCCTAAACGTTGAGTAGCTTCATTCAAAACTGGGTCTTGGTTTTGAAGAGTGACTTGTTCGTTGAGCAAAATATAAGTTCCATAGAAGTCCATTTGGGCATCTATGTTTACGGCGGTCAATTGTTGGGGAGGTGGTGTAATTCCACTGTTCCCAAGTGGTACTGGCGCAGTAGCCAGCGGGTTGTATCGTCTCATTCTCAGCGTAGTACCGCCGTTTCTTGGCATGGCCTTCAAATCCGCAGGGATTTTATGGATCATGTAAGGAACTGCGACGCT